TTTTATAATAACTTAAAACTTTTTACTGTGAGGCAGGTTGTCACGTGCGGAAAGAAAAATATATTTTTATGGGGCGAGATACAAGAACCTGTTGATTACGCTATATGGTACGCAAACAACAAAATGACCGGTGGAAAAGTATCCAACCTTGCGCTATGTGAACCGATACTGTTTTATGGTGAAATTAACCGAAACGCGCGACCAAACGATTTTTTTAGTTATAGCGTGCGACAACAAGAAGATGTTGGAGGACATACGTGTCCAAAAGAACTAAAATTTTGGACTGACCTTGTGAAGTCATACTCGGTGCAGTCTGTGCTTGATTTGTTTGCGGGTTCTGGGAGCACTCTCATAGCCGCCGAGCAAACGAACAGAGTCTCTTACAGTCTCGAAATAGACCCGCTATATGTAGATGTCACAGTACAGCGTTACGTAAACTTCACCGGCAACAGCAAAATCAAGAAAAACGGAAGCGAGTTAATCTGGAATGCCTCGTAAACAGAAAACACCGAAGTAAATCATCTTGGTAGATTACTGTATCAAATACACAAAACCGCGAACAGAGAACCTGAACAAGTTGCTATCGATAATACCGCAAGCGGTGGTATTAAGCGATGGCACTCACTACGATAAGGTCGTAAGCGCGTACGAATTGCCGCACGGGGGAGAAGCTTGGCGGGTGATACTTGAAGATGATGCGGTAATACCGAATGACTTCCACCAAAGGGTGATCGAGACACTATCTCAAGTAAACACACCTGCTGTAATTAATTTCTATGCATCATATCAGAACCAAAAAAAATATGCAGAGTGGGCAAAAGACAAACCTTACGGCAGTTTCTACAAATCACAGTATTCCGGTAGTGTCGGGGTTGCTTATCCGACCGGACTCCTGCCAGATATAGTCAAAGCATTCCGGGCTATACGCTGGCAGCACACAATTAGATGTGACGCTCGGATCGGCACTGCCTTGCGAAAATTAAACATACCGGTATATTACACTTACCCATCGCTTGTTGATCATTCAGATATGGTATCGCTCATAACCGAGAAACGCGATCCAAAGCGCAGGGCGGTGCATTATATCGGTGATTACGACCGAAAGATTCAATGGGAATTCTATGAGAATATTGAGAGTTCAGCCGAAACGAGACAAACCGGATAGATACAACTACGATATAAATTACGGAGTGCTTGATGAGATCCGCTCCGACATCGTCACGCTCGAACATTTTGATAAAAACCTAAATGAATATGACATTGTTTTCCTTCCTATGCATTCCCGTTGGCGAGGTTATGAAAAATTGTTAAATAAAATCAAGCACCACAAAATAAAATCAGTTATGTTCGACAATGATTCCTGTTACAGTGATTTCAGTTCATCGTTTTACAGAGGTATCGATTTTATTTTTTATCGATATTATGACTCACGCAGTCAAGTACCCGATAACGGTGCGCAACTTCTTTGGTCTGTTGATCCTGACAAACTTAAACCGGTATATGGTGGGAACGGCATTGCCTTTAACTGTACGGTTAATCGGTCATATCCAATCAGGGAGCGTATAGCAAGGATAATAAAACCGACAAAATTAATTGGATCGGATTATATTAAAAAGATACAGTCATCATCAGCCGCCATACACACAAACAGCAAAATATTAAAATATGTCCGTGCTAAAATTCTTGAGTTTGCCGCCTGTGGTACGCATATAATTTCAAACCGAAGTGAGGGGATGGAACTATATTTCCCTGATAATTTAATTACATATTTCACGACAATCGATGAGCTGAAAAACATCTTAAAGTCATTCCAACCGGATATTAGTATACAAAAGCAACTCCGAGAAATCACGGAAACCTGCCACGCACATAAGCACAGGGCAGAATTTATTATTAATCAGATGGATGAATTGTTATGTGGAGAATAGGCGATATGATGATAAAGTGGATAAAAGAGAAAATCCCGGCAGGCAGCACCATACTTGAGATCGGTAGTGGTGAGGGGACAAAATTATTGCTCGATGCAGGATATAACGTGATTAGTATAGAAAATGATCCAGAATATTACGGTAAGTACCACGATAACTATATACTCGCGCCAATAATCGGTGGGTGGTACGACCATGAAGCAATCGCCTACGGATTATATGGGAGAAAGTACGATTTAATCATTGTTGACGGCCCCAAGGGTAGTAAACTTCGGGGTGGTTTTTACAAACATCGCGACATATTCAGCCACTCCGTGCCTATTCTTATCGATGACACTGTACGCGCGGTGGAGAATGCGATGGCTTTAGACTTTGAAAAAGCAGGATTCAGCAGAAAAAGAATCAAAGACGGAACCAAATCATTCGATGTATTAAAACCGGAGAAATTAAATGGGAATCAATAAAATCGTTTTAAGCCCCGCAGTCGTACAAGTAACCATCGGTCAGGAAAAGCAAAATCCCGCAGTATTGGTAAAAAGGTACACAAATGATGAATATGCAGGCTCCGAGGTGATTGAATATGTCAACGAGGAAGACCTGTCAACTACGTTAAAAGAAAATTTCCCAAGTGCGGAGATAATTGATGAGCGTGATAAATAAAAAATATCTTTGCCTAACGTGTAACCGGACTTTCACAAAATCAGGCACAGAGGAAATGCGCACTCCGGTAAAATGCCCGAAGTGCGGTTCTATGCGCGTTATCCTAAAAGAAATCACCGGTGATGAATTGTTATGACTCGGAAATACAAAGTCGGTGAAACTGTCAAAATTAAAAAAGACCCTCCCGGACTGTTGCAAGGCGAGACCCTCGTCGGTATGAAAGCCACAATTGAGAAGGTCAAGGTCGGTGAATATATACAAGTAGCCGGCTATCGCTTCTATTACGTCACTGCAAGCAGATTTATCCAGCCAACAAACCACGAGTGATAAAAATCCTCATAGATTATCATTAAAATGTTGACAACCTGAAATTTATCGCTTATCCTGATTTAAAACAGATGGATAGGTATGCGAAAAAAAAATCAACAAAACACACCAACACGGGCGGATTGGGAAGCTAATCACTGGCGCATATATGATGCTTATATTAACCACTTTAATGAGCACAAGAGACCGCCTACACAAACCAAACTTGCGGAAATTACCGGACTTGATCGGTCAACCATCGCAAACCACATCAAAGACTCTACACTTACAGACATAATTCCATCGGTCAGAATGCGCACAATGCGGGTGCTAAACGGACTTGCCAACCGCGCAGAGAAGGGCTATGCTGCTGAGGTCAAACTGTGGATGCAGATAGTTGAAGGATGGCGTGAGGTAATGGGAATCGACAATATCGGACAGCCGATCACAAGCATAAACGTTACTGTTAGAGAAGGTAAACCAAAGCAAATACAATTAGACGAAGTCCCGACAAATGGATCTGAATCTTGAAGTATCGCCAGTCTATGTAAAAAACATTGAAAGCCAGAAGCGGATCCGGCTGAATCAGGGAGGTACGCGATCTGGCAAGACATGGAGCATATTACAGGTATTAATAACGCTTGCATTCCGGGAGCGTGACGCTGTGTTTACTATCCTGCGGAAATCGGGCGCAACGCTACGCGGGACTGCAATGCGCGATTTCTTTGAGATATTACACAGTTACAACCTTTACAACATAAAAGACCACAACAGATCAGATAACATCTATCACTTAAACGGGAATACATTTGAGTTTTTGGGTTTGGACGATCCGAAGAAAAAGCGCGGTGCGAAGAGAAAACACCTATTCATCAATGAGGTCAATGAGCTAACATACGAGGACTGGAAGCAGTTGATAATACGAACGAGCGGTCTAATCTTCGCTGATTACAACCCGTCCGATGAGTTTCATTGGTTACATGACCGAATCGTTCCGCGTGAAGACTGTGATTTTATCCATTCTACTTATCTTGACAACTATTCATTTCTTGAACCATCACTTGTTAAGGAAATTGAACGGCTGAAAGATGAGGACGTTGAGGCGTGGACTGTGTACGGTCTCGGTGAGCGTGCAGCATCCGGAGAGCGAATATATACCAATTGGGATTATGATTACAGTGATGTTGCTGACCGGGTCTATTATGGCCTTGATTTTGGTTACAACAATCCGACGGCCCTCTGGTAAGAATAGGCGAAAACGATGACGAACTACACATTAAACAAGAGATATACGAACGTAAACTGACAAATTCGAATCTGATTGAGCGGATGAACGAGCTTAATATATCGAAGTCCATACCGATATATGCAGATAGTGCAGAACCGAACAGAATCGAGGAAATAGCCTCAGCCGGTTACAACATCTATCCGGCGGATAAATCTGTAAAGGACGGTATTGATTATGTCAAGCGCAAGAAAAAGCACATACACAGAGAATCACATAATCTGATTAAAGAGCTTAAGTTTTACAAGTGGAAAACCGACCGCAACGGGAACATTGAAGACGAGCCTGTCAAGTTTAACGATCACGGTTGCGATGCATTACGTTATGGCTGTTATACTGATTACAAAATGAATATTGTATCAATAGGAATGGAAACGATAGGTTGAACATCATACAATCAGTCAAATCTAAATTAGTTAATTATATCCGTTCTGTCGTGGGGCCGGGACATACGGTGTCATCTTTTACCAACCGTTTCACCTCAACCGATATAATCGATGCAAATAAAGGTTATCGTGGGATATTCTTTAAGTGTCTGGATATGAGGGCGAACGCAATTAGCGATGCACTTGATACGATGACGGTGCACCGCAAAATCAAACAGGACGAATATCAGGAGGTTGAATTTACTCATCCGTGGGTGACACTGCTCAATGATCCGACAAAGGGGATTATCGGTGTTAATGATTTATGGTATATCACGAGCTTAAATATTGACCTTACCGGCGAGATGTATTTTTATAACGACCGGCAGGCGAATGGTGTTGTGCAGCGAATGATACCGATTTATTCGGGTTACGGATTTTTTGAGGTGTTCATTGATACTGACGGAAAGATCAGCCGGTATAAATATCACATGCTCGGCGGCGGATTTGTAAATTTCTCACCAGAGGAGATTACCCGTCTATATCGTCCGCATCCAAATGCGATATACAAGTCTATGTCACTGATCGAAGCATCGGCATACCACCTTGATGCGGAGCGGTTCATGCGAATCTACCAGCGCGACACAGCACAGCGTGGCGGTATTAGTGCAACAGTCTTTACAACGGAGCAGCACCTGAACGATGAACAGAAGCGGAAAGAAATCAAAGCGGAAGCATCACAATATATGGGACTCAAAGGCGTTGGCAAGTCAATGTTGCTGTGGGGTGGTGTGAAACCGATAGCCGTTCCGTCAGTCAATGCAAAGGATGCGCAGTTCCTTGAGACATTACGGGACGTAAAAGATGATATTTTTATCCTGACCGGTGTCCCGAAAGGTTTGTTTGAGAATGTCACGACGGTAGCGACAGCAAACAGTGCACGGATTGTGTTTGCACGTAACGAGGTCAAACCGACCGCAGATAGATATGCATCACAGCTAACTAATGAGTTATCAAGAGCATTTAACGCAAACGGACTGGTAAAAATATTTATCGATGATATTATACCATCAGACTTCGATCAAGAAATGCGGATGGAACAGCAGGACGTTGAACATGGTGTGTTGACGATTAATGACATTTTGCGCAAGCGTGGGTTTGATGAGATTGGAGCAGAGGGAGACAAACGGTTTATCCGGGCTGGATTGCTCCCGCTTGATTTTTACGCTGATAATGCTGATAGGGGAACAGAACCGTTACGGGTCGTCAAACACGCACCAGCACAACTCCGGGATGACAACGATCCGGATACCGCATGGTTCCGGCGCATCAATCGCGCAAAGAATCAACTATACAACAAGAACACAGATATAATGCGTCATTACTTTCTGCGCTTAGGCAATGATGTTCTCAAGAGTTTAACAGAGCGATCTGATAAGCGGACATTAAGCATCACGGTCGACGACCTGTACGATTTTGCTGCTGATTCAGACCAGATAAGATTATTAACAACTGAAATGGTACGGGATGCGATAACTCACGGGTGGGAGTATGCACAACGCAGATTAGGACGGTACGATATTGATTTTGATTTTAACTCAACGGAAATGCGCAACATCATAACCGAACTGACAGAGCTTACAAAGTCCGTGCCTGTTACGACACGAGATAAATTACAGCAGATTGTTGAGGACGGTATACGTGAGGGATTATCGGAATCAGAGCTTGGTAAAAAGATAACAGACGAGTTTAAGAATATGGCTGACTACCGAGCGCAAGCTATTGCACGCACAAACACAAATGCATCCTTTGAGGGATCGCAAAATGCGATGTATCAGAAAGCCGGTGTGGATCGGAAGCGGTGGTTATCAAGACGTGTTGGGATGGATAGGCGTGAGTCACATCTTGCTGCCGATGGTCAAGAGGTCCGGGATTGAAGAACACTTCATCATTGACGGTGAAGAGTTGCGCTATCCCGGAGACCCGAATGGATCGCCAGGTAATACAATAAATTGCGAATGCACAGAGATTCCAGTAATTGATTAAGAAAGGATAATAAAATGATTCCACAAATCGGAGAAGCATCTTATCGCACTGAACCCGTTGAGATCCGGCGGTCGTCCGACGATAGGCGCACGGTTGTAAAAATCAATACAATCGACCGCGATACGTATAACACCGTGATAGAGCCAAAGGGTTTGGACACAACGCGGTATATGAAAAACCCGGTTGTGCTGATTAATCACAATGACAACCTGCCGGTCACGAGGACAAGCACGTTACAGTTACGTGATGATGGTTGGGTTGCGACAACAGATGACGATGATTGGGACAAGGACGATCCAGAAGCGATGCGCTGGTTCCGGAAAGTAAAATCCGGGCTCATACGCGGTGCATCAATACGATTTCTCCCGAAAGAGATCGAGCGGGATGACTCCAATCCGGATGATCCGTTTTATCGTATCGTACGGTCTGAATTGCTTGAATGGTCTTACGTGACCGTGCAGTCGAACCCATCGACACTTGTTGCACAGCGGGCGATTGCGTATCAGGAAATTGAAAAGCGTATGAACGATGTTGAAGCAAAGATGGATAAACGCTTTGACGAATTGCGAGAATTGACAGAAAAGATTAAATCAGGGTTTTACAGAAGCACCGAAGAGATAATACTACGGCTCGATGAAATATCGAAACCAGTTCCGCAGGCAAGCGCAGAGTCAGCCCCGAAGGCGACCTCTGCCCCGGCTTTCCGAATGGATGACGTGGTACAATCTCTGACAAAACGGCTCGATGAGTTGGTTGACAGAAAGTTAGGTCGGGCTTAAATAAATAATTAAAAACAGGAGGGCATTAGAAATGTCTGAAGAAATAAAAGAAACTGTGGAGACCCCACAGCAGGAGACTCAATTTGATCCTGGGAAATTCCTTGAGACTCTTGAGCGATCAATCGACAAAATGATTGAGTCCAAGACGGAGAAAAAGGAAGCACCGGGAGAAAAACGGGAGATCGTTAAACAGGACGAGCGCACCGATATAGAGATCAAGGAAGACAAACACCGGCAAGCGGCAAAGATGTTGACCGGTATCGCCTCACGGCGTTACGAAATGGTTCGCTCGGCACAGCATGAGCTTGCGAAATCCGGTGAATATGGAAGAAAAGTCCAAGCACAGGCACGGCAGAATGAGGTTGGTACTTTTTCGACGATTGAAGACGAAGAGGGTGGAGTTTTACTACCGACCCTCGTTTCTTCGTTGATTATCGACATCGCCAAAAATTATGGCGTTATCGACCAATATTCAACATCGCTGCCTTTGCGCGGATTCCATCTGCGTGTACCGAACATTGTCGGTGATCTTACCGCTTATGCTACAAGTGAGGGCGGAGAGATATTCACTGACAAGTTCCTGTGGGCAGGTCAAGAGCTTCGATTGAGGAAATGGGCGGTCATCGTTCCGTGGACTTCCGAGATCGAGGAAGATGTCGGTGCAGCACTTATGCCGAAGATCAGCGAGAAGTTGGCTGAGGCGTATGCGCGTGCAAAAGATACTGCTGGTATCTTCGGAGACGGCTCGGCAACCTACAACAGTATCACGGGGATAACGAACGTGCATAACGTTGCGGTGGAAACTGTTCAGGGTACTTCATTCATTGAAGGGTCTGATAACGCAAAGGTGTTACACGATCCGCAAAACTGGCTCAACCTTAAATTCAAGGTTGTGGCCGGTGCACGGCGTGCAGGTATCTACGTGATGCACCCGGATATTGAACAATATCTCTGGGGTATGCGCGACGGTGATGGAACGCTTGTATATCGTAAACCGGGCGATTCTGCTGCCCCTGCAACACTATGGGGACGGCCTGTTGCATTTACCGAAGCCATGCCGAATGAATTCTCAGACGGGGTCATACCTGCTGTTTATGGTAACTTCTCTTACATGCTCAACGGTCAAGGACGCGGTATCACGTCAACGCTGCTGACTGAAGGTAAGATCAAAACAACCGAGAATCACCTCGATGAGTTGAATCTTGCTACTCAGGATATGAAGGCGTTGCGTACAACTTCGCGCTTCGATCTGAAGGTCGGTGACTTGCGTGCATTTGCCTATATGCAAATCGTTGCAAGCCCGTAGTTCATTCACTTAACAGGGGAGGGTAAAACCTCCCCTACTTGATTATGATTATAAGCGAACAATATTTTATCGACCAGATGCAAGGTTCTATACCCGGTGTAGAGACAAATATATCACTCGAAGAGACGATTGAGGATATAACCGGAGTAATAGAGGATTATCTCGGTCGGAAAGTCAGTGTTGAGAAATATCGTGAAAATATATCAGACTTCCGTGTTAGTGATAATGCATATCTACCGTTATATCGACCTGTTGTGTACGCGTATGACGCCCAGACAGACGGAAACAGGATTATAAAAAGATCGGGTGATGTTGAGTATCTATCCGGATGGTTATTGCCGGGAG